GGCATAGATATTTTCTACAAAAATAAATTCAACAACATCACCAGCGTTTAAACCAGAATTAAATGTAATAATAGATGTAGATGTTTCTATATAATTTAAACCTATAATTTGTTTACTACCGTTTACAAAAACGGATAGTGCATTATACCCTACTAAATAAGTAAAAGAAGATAGAGTAAATATTGTTTGTGCTTGTGTGGCTACTTGATATTCTTGAAATATAGTAACAGTATCTTTACTAGAAGCAAATAAATTTAAACTACCAGCAGTAATCCGTAATTCAACATTATCACTAATATTAAATATTTGAGGAGCAGTGCCTTCTTGACCACGCACAACAGTAAGATAATCACCAGTACGGTTAATACACTTAACAATCTCAGCTACTTCAGGATTGTTGATTTGTACCAACGTAAGCATGAAGTAGTTGCCACCAGTAGGCTGTGGAAAATAACTACCTGTTCCTGGTGTAAGCTGTAGAATAGTATCTATAGGTGTGATACCTCTAGCTAATGCAGTAGCAGCGTTGTTTGTAAATAAAGGAAATGACATTGAATTATCCTACTGTAATAGTGTTTACTAGGAAGCCATTAACTAACCTGTTAGAGCTATAGACTTTAATGAATTGATTCTGAGGCTCTGGTCTTGTCCATGGAGGTGCTTGGTAGTCTGCAACACCTCGTACAAAATCCTGTGGTTGTCTTGGTTCCCAGCAGCGTTCATCAACCATAAAACCATCCCAGCGTTGACGAAGCTCTGTATTCTTAACTACACGACCACACGACTCACAAAGACATTTCCAAAGACCTCTGACATAGTTTGATTGATAACTCATAGGTTATACCAGATTAGAAGCGTAGACTGGGAGATCACCAACACCTACATAGGTATTAGTTAATGAAGTAGTAATCGTCATTTCTAGACGATAAGTTACTTCAGTTAGTCCACCAATAATTCTCTGAGACGCTGTCTTATTAGCAATAATAGGAGTAGCCTGAAGGATTGCTGATGGGTTAGGGTCTACACCGTCCATAACAATAACGGAACAATCTGCCGTTAGAATAGTCTCATTAGGTGCAAGAACTTGAGTAAAATCAAAAGTGAATAATTCACTCTCAGTAGTAATCTTGTAAGAAAATGACTCAGCCATTAAAGTTTCCGATATAACATTATAACACGATTTTTAACAAAAATCAAAGTCTTTTCAGCCTTGTCGACTAAAATATCTCTGTCTTTAATTACCATTATCATAAGCTTCTTAGGCCCAACAATAAAAGTAAACTTAGCAACTGCGCCAAACTTCTGGACAAATGCTGGATATAGTTTAACTGTTATATGATTAACTACAGACAATAACTTTTCTATTAATCGAGAAAGAGTTGCAGTGTGTGTAGAAACAACACTTAACAGTTTTAACATTGCTTTAGTTAGACTAGTCGTAGAGCTAACTACAGTTTGTAAAGTCTTGTAAAAGAAAAAATGTACAACAATAACAACTGTACTTGAAATACTAGTTATAACTCTTTTACCTATTTGTTTAAGGACAGTAACTAAGTTACTTACTGCTACAGATAATGTCTTAGGTATTAACTTAAACAGACTAGCTGTTGAAGTAATCAGAGTTGAGTAGGTACGGCTAATTGCCCTACCAATGGTTATTGAGCTCACTACTGTTCTTGATAAAGCTACTAAGTGTATTGCTATATCGCTAAGCACCACAATAATGTGCTCAACAACATTAGCCATAATCTTACTTATTGCCTTTACAATAGTAACAAGGCTATTAACTGTTACAGCTAAAAGCTTAATTGGTAATTTAACCAATGTAGCTACAGATGTAGAAATAACACTTAATAGTTTTGTTGCTGACTTGATAATGCTTGCTGTACTCGTAGAAGTTACAGTCAAAGTTCTGAACCTAGATACTAACTCTTTTATTGTTGCTAAACTGCTAGACAAATAAGTCAGTGTCTTTGCAGCACTCTTAGTAATTGTCGCAGTAGATGTAGACAAGATTGTCTTAATTACCGCAATAGCTCTTTTTATAGTAACTGTCGAAGTAACAGCATAAGTTAAAGTTCTAAACAAACTTTGAAGCTTATTAATTGTTACTGTCGACGTTACTGCGTAACTAAGTGTTCTTAGTAACGCTAATACTTTAGTTATAATGCTAGTGCTAGTAGAAGTAACTATCAATGTAGGCGTTAACGTAATGTTATCGCTTGCATCAATTGCTACTCTATCTATACTAGAACCATTTATTGACATTAACTAAATTGTACTTTAAAAGTAAACTGAATTGAATCGCTAGTATTCAATGGAATGCCTGTAAAGTCACCTTTAATAAATAAGTTACCAGACGTAGAAGCATCAAACAAACCAGCATTAGTGATTGTCTCACTTGTACCAGCAGTCTGTGTACCTACAACTTGGAATGTGTCGTTTGTTGTGGATGTTGTAACTTGAGAGGTGGTTCCACTAACACGTGGTGTTACCTCTGTAAACAACGTTGTATCTGTAGCGCCAGTCGTACCTGCACCAGTTCCCCAAGCAACATACTGAGGGATAGTACCACCGCTGTTTAAGCGGCTAGTAACAATAGCTTTACCTGTGTTGACTAATAGTGTAGCCATTTCTTAATTCTCCAAAGAAGTCGTTTAATAGGATTCTTGTGCCAATAATCTATTACGCCTAATTCAACTACAGTACCATCAGCCCGAATAACTCGAGCTGACAGTTGTAGTTCTTTAGCGTTGCTGTTAGCAACTTGCATTACTGAACGCCTTGTTTAACCAGTTCAAGTACTACGGAGAACACCAAAGGTGTTGTTCCTAATGTAGTATTATATCCAGTAGTTGTTAAAGCAATACGACCTGTAGGACTAGGTGCATTGTTTTGTAAACCACCAAAGTTAAAGAAGCTCATCTTACCACGACCAGCAATAGGAAGAATATCTACTTGGGTACTTCCGTCCCATAGTAAACGAACTTCCAGCGGATCAGAGATAGAATAATCAAGATGATCAATTCTAAATCCTGTAGGTATTAGAGTATAATTAACTGGATCAATAATAATAATACTACCAGCAACTAGCGAGAAAGTTAGACTACTACCATTTGCGGTAGCAGCTACGTTCAAGACTACTGCAGTTGTACTAGTAACAGAAGCAACATACGCACCAACTGGGATGCCAGTACCTGTAACACCTTGTCCAACAGTTGGAGTTAATCCGCCTGCAGTAAAAGTAATCGTTTTAGAATTTAAAGTTGTTACACCTGTAGATGCAGTACCTAAAGTTCCAGAAGCGGCTACGTTAGAAGTATCAAGGACACCAGTAACTTTAACAACAGCATTTCGATTACCATCCATGATAATCTGAGTGTTAACTACGTTAGCCATGTTAACCCCCTATTAGCGTGATACTTCTTGAGCAATCAAGGCGTAGTCAATAGTAACAGTTTCAGTAGCAACTGGAGTAATAGCAAAGAAGGGAGTTAGAGTGGCGTTAGTTAAAGTTGTACCAGAGGAGCCAATAGTTGGGTTAGCTACACGAGCTACTAGAGCATCGTTAGCAAACACTAACAAATCAGTACCATCATAATAAAAACCAACATCTAGATATGTATCTGAAACTGCAGTAGCAACACCAGTAACTAATGTAGTTGCAGTACTACCAACAGTTGAAACTAAATTCAATGAAGTAGAACCAGCAGCTTTAGTAAATGCTAAACGATCAGTAGTAGCAATAGTTCCAGCAGTTGATTTAGAAACACCAAAAGATAGAACAACGTTACCAGCAACAGACGAAGCTTTAATACGATGCACAAACCAGAAACGTTGACCAGCAATAAACTGGAACGCAGCTGCAGTACGATATACAGAAGCAGCAACCGTAGCACCACTTGGTGTAAGAACACCAATACCACCAAGGCCATCGGCTAGAGCAAATGTAGCAGAACCTGTAATAGTGCGTGAAGCAGCATTACCTAAATCTACAAAATCATTTGAATAGGTGAATACATTTAGGCCCTTTGTAGAGCCTGTGTGAAACGGATCTGGTAATGGATAATCTCCAAGAACAGAACCTTTAACTTGGGTCGATAGACCCTGTGTAAGACGGGTAGGTGTACCCATAATATATATTCCTTTGACGTTGAATTAACAACGCCCCGAAGGGCGTCATTGGAACTTTTAAATACTATTACGGACCGTTAGAACCGAAGATAGCACGTGGATCGGTCCAGCCGAATGAATAACGCTCGTAACCTTTTGCTTTCGCATTCATGGTATCGAAGTCATTATCTTGATCAAACTGTACGCCTACACGCTCATAATACTTCATACCATCACGTACGTTAGTACGGATGAACCAAGCATGAGGAGCTGTAAAGTAATGGTTAACTACAGCACCACCTGGGAATACATTGTTTGCCTTGAGGATATTCAAGTCATTGTTTGCATTACCTGGTTGTGATACAGTCTTGAGGATACGTCCAGCATTGTAGATCTCTTGACGAGCAATGTGTAATGATTTAGGCATTACATTGATCAAGAGGCCACGGTCATCCTGGAAGCCCATCAAAGCGATTGTTGCATCTTCCAAAGAAGCTTCGGAGAGGTCAGCATCAACTGTTAACTTGTTAGCGAATGTACCGCCAGAAGTATTAGGATGTGCTGTGGAGCAAAGAGCTACGCCATCACCACCAGCATACTGTAGGTTGGTACCTGTAGTAAATGCACGGTTGTAAATGTTAGCAGCAACGTTTTCTTTCGTTTGACGGAAAGACATTGCTAATGCACCAGAACGCTTCTTAGAGACTTGCTCATACAAATTGTCATCCAACTCTTCTTTAGTTACGATGTAACCAAGAGCGTATGCAATGTGTGTGTAGCGGGTTGTGAAACCTTGAATCTCTGAATCGTAGGTAGTACCAGCGCCTTCAGCTTTTTGTGGAACGAGTCCAAAGCCAGTTAACTGGACATCTTCTTCGTAGTTTTGATGTGATGATTCTTTATCAAAGAGTGAAGAATATTCTTCTGGATGCTCTTCGTATACTTGGCCCCACCAAGCTTTAATACCAGGCCATAGGGCCTTAGGATGGGTACCGGTTGTGATTACGCCTGCCATGTTTTTATTCCTTTGTTATCTAGTTATTAAGCAGTGCCTTGGGCTTGCTTATATTGATGACGATTAAAGATAACTTGTACATTATCATAGGCGCCAACTGAGTTATCAGGACGTTGCGATACGCCGATAATTGTCAATGGTAATGCCAATGAACCTGAAGTACCTTGAGCTTTAATAGATGAAGCAACTAGAATTGTGCTTGACAAAGGACTAGACTGTGACAGTGTAGAAGTTTGATCGGCAGTAATAGTCATACCAGCGTTTGCACCAACGTTAGCAGCAGCAACACCAGTAGCATCTGTTTCAATTTCATAGATGATATTAGGATCAGTTGCAACTACAGCATAACGTAAACCGGCACTTAAGCCGAGATAGAGTTGTGCTAGGTTAAGGTTAGTACCTTGAAGGGATACACCAGAATCCGCTACACGGAAACCAACGATAACTCCAACAGGAATATCAGTAGAAGCTGCTTTGTTTACATATGCAACACCATACGCATCAGAACCACCAGCGAGCTTTACAACATCACCAATGGCGTATGTGTTAGAAGCATCAGTAGCGATAGCGAACGTTTGGCCTTGCTGATTCCAAGCTCCACCGGTAATAGTACCGATTGGGCTTAGACCACGAGGGGCGTTTGTATTTGCCATTTAAAGTCTTTCAATAAGATTAGTATTAATATTTAATGCCTGCATTATAGAATCCAGTGGTATCAACTCCTGAACCACCTTTACCTCTACGAATGGAAGCATCTGTTTTGTCATTGCGTGATTGGATATCAGCTTGATCTTCGTCCCACCATTCTTCTTTAATCTTTAACAAGATCTGTTTGACTGGTTGACCCATATCATTCTTACTACCAATAACACTTACTCTATCTCCAAGATCGACGTTTGTATTTGTAACGTTCGATGCAGCATATCCTACCTCTGAAGGAGAGACAAATTCCCAGCCAGCGTCAAGAGCCGCTTGAATGCGACCCGGCTCATCATTAAAAAAGTACAAGTGATATCCTGTAATAAGATTTCCTACTTGCAACTTACCACGTGTCCCGTTAAACGCCCCACGATTGCGACGTACCGGTTTCTCATTAGACACAGTGGGTGTCTTGACTTCTTCTTGTTGTTCCTTAACAGTGGTTGTATTTGGATTAATAAACTCACCGACTGCTAGTTTTTTATCTGTTGCCATGATTGTCTTTCTCTCTTGTTTATTCTGACCAGTCGTATTCAGCGACATAGGCTTCTTTACTCTTAATTAAACCCTGCTTAAGAAAGCGGTCGCAAGCGGCCTTAGCTTCTGTAGGTAGGTTCTCGTATGATTTCTTAGCAGAGCTAGGGCGACCAGAGGTTGTC